AAGAGGAGTAAAAATGCCTGCAAAACTAACTATAGCTAAAGTAGACGCTAAAATAGAAAAGCATGAAGCTATTTGTGCAGAACGCTGGCGTGAAACGATTTATAGGATCAAGAGACTGGAAATTTTGATAATAATGACTCTATGTTCCATGATCGGTGGCATGGCAAGTATTCTGACAAGACAGGTTTTTTGACGAATAAGTGAAAACGGGAAGCAAGATTACCCTAGGTTCTGTTGCTACTGTTTTGGCAGTAATTGCAGGATTGTGGGCGGTTGATGACAGGTATGTGAGCGCACAGGAAATGCAACAGTCGGTGTCCCAGATTCATCTTAGAATAGATGTAGAGAAGAAAAGGACATTGGACAGGGAATATTATGAATTTTTAAAGTTGGTTGCCGCGAGTCCAGATAATGAAGAGCTAAAGGCTCATCTGGAGGCAATCAAAGAAGAAAAGGAGGCGTTGGGGGCAAAGATCGACCAACGACTAGAAAATAATTAGAGGATAGGATTATGGAAATTATTGCAAACATTATAGCTATTTTTATGGCTATTGTAACTATTAGCAGCATTGTCACTGCGGTAACACCAACACCACAAGAGGGCTGGAAAAAGAAACTTTATAAGGTGCTGGATATATGTGCCTTCAATGTTTGGAAAGCTAAACAAAAATGAAAAGAAATTATTGGAACTGTGGGCTAAGTGAATGGTTTGTAAAACGCTTTATTTTTAACACAGAAAAAGTCCGAGCAAGGGATAAAAAAGGGCAATATGTTGGTGATGACAAATCAACTCCTGATGTCAATGAAGCCTACACAACAACCAAACGAAAATAAGGGAGATTAGGCATATGGATGGAGAAGTTTTACAAAGACGGAAAAATATCTAAAGAAGCGTACAATGATTATGTCTTTTACAGAAAGGGATTCTGGATATGTTTTGCTTATTTAATGTGGGACATGTTCAGGGTTTTCGGATGGCTTTAACACATGGACACAAACGAGAAAAAACAGACCACAATTGTAGTAAATCCAGCGTCTCCTACATGGTATAACCTAGCAGAAGGCTTTGACAAGTGGCGGGTTTTTCCTCGCCTTTTAATCACTCTTTACGGTGTAGCTTTTTATCGAACCACCGAATGGTTCATGCAGCTACCCGATCCCACTAATGCCCAAAGTGCTTTTGTGTCTGTAATTATAGGTGCTGGCGCAGCATGGTTTGGGCTCTATATTGGAGGTAGCAGCAGAAATGATTGAAGCATTAAAAGAACTAAACAATGGCTTTGTTTATACGCCAGACAAAGGAGATCGTTGGCGCATAATGAAAAAACCACCCTATAAGGGAGATTGTGAAGATTATGCCCTGACTGTTTTATACAATCTAAAAGGCAGAAACATTTTGAGAATGTTTTTGAGCCTGATTAAAAGGCAGTCAAAAATCAGGCATTGCAAAGTCAATGGTAATCGTCATGCGGTGTTGAAATATAAAGGTAAGTACATTGACAACGGCACTAAGAAGTGGGTTAAGAAAAAAGAAATGGAAACCAATGGCTACAAGTTTCATAAGTTTCATTATTTGCCTTATGTTGTAGCCTTAAAAATGCTCAAAGGGGCTTTATTATGATTGAAGCATTAAAACTAATAGGCAAACTCGGTTCAACTTTCCTTAAAGGAAAAATAGCCAAAGGCGAGGCTAAAGCAGCAAATGCCGCTTCATGGGAACAGGAAGCGATGAAGAACAGCTCAACGAGTTGGAAAGATGAATATCTTACAATTATTTTTACGATTCCATTAATTTGCTGTTTTATCCCTTTTCTTGTGCCTTATGTAAAAGAAGGTTTTGCGGTACTTGAAACGATGCCAGGCTGGTATCAAATAACCTTATCGGTGATTGTGGCGGCATCCTTTGGGGTGCGCTCAGTTATCGGGTTTATGAACAAGACGAAAAAATAAATGCCTTATTCCAAATATAATTTTAGACCAGGAATCAATCGGGAAGGAACTGATTATAGTAACGAAGGCGGTTGGTATGATGCCAATTTAGTGCGTTTTCGCCAAGGTAGGGCAGAAAAAATAGGCGGGTGGACCAAGGACACAAGCAGTACTTTTCAGTCTACTTGCAGAGCATTACATGCCTGGGTAAACCTTGAATCAACAAGATATTTAGGTTTAGGCACTACATGGAAGTACTATATTGAGTCTGGTGGTGGGTTTAATGACGTAACTCCAATTCGGGCCACCACATCTGCTGGAGATGTTACTTTTTCTGCTTCTGATGGAGACGCTACAATTACTGTAGCAGATACCGCACATGGAGCTGTTAAAAATGATTTTGTTACTTTTAGCGGTGCAGTAACTTTAGGTGGGCTAATTACAGCCCCTGTTTTAAATCAGGAATACCAGATTGCAACTATTGTTAACGCCAACAGCTATACCATTGAAGCCAAAGATACAGATGGCGATGAAGTAACAGCGAATAGCAGCGACAGCGGCAATGGTGGTTCCAGTGTAGTTGGTGCATACCAGATCAATGTAGGTTTGGATGTATATGTAGAAGGTTCTGGTTGGGGAGCTAACCCGTGGGACGATGGAACATGGGGTTCTACAAGTTCCTTATCCGCGACTAATCAATTAAGAATTTGGACACATGATAATTTTGGTGAAGACTTAATAATAAATGCTAGAGCAGGAGGAGTTTATTATTGGGATAATACTAATGGGCTAACGACTAGGGCAGTAGCTTTAAGTAGTCTATCAGGAGCTAATTTAACCCCTACAAAGGCGCTTCAAGTAATGGTGTCGGAAAAAGACAGGCATGTTATTTGTCTAGGTGCAGATCCTATTTCCGGTTCCTCTCGATCAGGAAGCATTAATCCCTTGTTTGTTTGCTGGAGTGACCAGGAAAATGCAGCTGAATGGGAACCAAAAACAGATAATACAGCGGGATCCATAACTCTTTCTTCTGGTTCAGAGATTATTGGTGGTCTTTCTTCAAGAGAAGAAATATTAATTTGGACCGATAGTTCTTTATATAGTATGCAATTTATAGGGCCTCCGTATACTTTTGGAGTTAATTTAGTTAACCAAGGTATTGGATTAGTTGGGCCTAAAGCCGCTGTTAATACGCCCAAGGGTGTATTTTGGATGGATCAAAAAGGTTTTTATGCCTACGATGGAAGTGTTTCAGCTGTTCCTTGTTCTGTGCATTATTATGTTTTTAATAGTTTTAATGTAGGCCAAGCCTATAAGGTCTTTGGTTTTTTAAACAAACAATTTAATGAAGTAGGTTGGTTTTATCCTTCAGGAGACGCCACGGAAATAGATAGATACGTCAGTTATAACTATCAAGAAAATGTTTGGAGTATTGGACAGCTCGTCCGTAATGCCTGGTTAGATGAGGGATTAGAAGCCTATCCCAGAGCAACTTATACGACCTCAGATGTGGGGTATTTATATCAACAAGAGACAGGTAATGATGCGGACGGTTCGCCCATGGACAATGTTTATATTGAGTCAAGCGATTTTGATATAGACGATGGAGAACTTTTTTCTTCTGTAAGGAACGTTATACCGGACGTTAAATTTACAGGAAGCGGTGGTTCTGGCCAAACGATTAATTTCATACTTAAATCAAGAAATTTTCCAGGAGAAAGTTTATCGACAAACACTACTCAAACAGTAACCAACAGTACTACTAAATTAAACACGAGACTAAGAGCAAGGCAGGCTGTTCTCAGAATCGAATCTGATGATGATAATGTTGCTGGGAGTCGTTTGGGGGTTGGATGGCGTTTGGGAGACACACGATTAAATGTTAGGCCTGATGGTAGAAGATAATGGCTAAATTATTAGAAACTCGATTACCTGTTGCGTTTAATGAAGTTGAGCCTGAGCTTTATAACAGAATGATTAGAATTTTAGAGATCAATCTTGGAAGATTTGATCCTACGGCAACGCCACAATATAATGATAGTACTCTAAACGAGAACAAATATGCCGCTGGAGACGTTATTTGGAATACGTCTAAAAATGTTATACAAATATACACAGGAAATAAATGGCAAGACTTGTCTACTAGAACCGAAGTCGGATTATCCGCAACAGGTTCAGTTGGAACTTTAACTGTAGCTACAAATGGCTCAACAACGATTAATTTATAATGCCTATACAAAAAACTAACGGAGGATATAAATGGGGTAAACACGGAAAAGTTTACCCAACCAGAGCAGGGGCAGCAAAACAAGCCAGAGCAGCTTATGCCTCTGGTTATGAGGGCTATGCAGGTGGAGGCATTATTAAAGATTCATGGGTCAGAGACTGGCTTGGAAACATGGGACAAATGGGCATTATGTCTAATCCTAAAGCCAGACAACTCTTACCTTTAATAATGGGC